TGGAGTTGGATCTGGCGAACATCGCGGCGTCGCATCAGCGGTGCAACCGTGCGCGCGGTGATGGAAGAAACGGCGACAATTCGCTCGGAATGCAAAGCAGAATCTGGTAAAAATCGGTTTGCGCGTTCCTCAAGGGAAGGGGCCAACGAAACATTTTGATTCGTCAAAATTTCGGAGTTTGGCCGCTTGCAGTCATTTCTCCCCCCGAAGGGGCTTAAACTTTTTTCTGATTTTCCGGAGGTGAACAGCATGGACGGCATCGAAAAGCTCTGTGAGCGCGTGGACGAGGATCTGAGGCCGCAGGTCGTGACGCTGGCGCGTGCTGTCGCCGCGCTGCAGGAGAAGATCGAGCAGCAGACAGATCTGTACAGGCGCGTCCCTCTCAGTCAGCTCGTCACGACAATGCAAGGCGAGCAGGTATATAAAGCGAATCCGATCGTGCAGGAGTTCCGGGCGACGGTGCGCGACTATGCTGCGAGTCTGAAGAACCTGCAGGATATACTTGAAAGCTGCAGCGCGCCGGCAGAGATCTCTCCGCTGGATGATCTGCGTGGGAAGTTTAAAATCTCATGAGCAGCAAAAAGAAGAAAGCGCCGAAGCCGGAGCTCAAGGGCAAGACCATACCGCGGATCTGGACGCGCCCGCTCCGGCGGCTCACGCCGTCGACCTCGCTCGGCTTCGCCTGCATCGAATACGCGAAGACCGTGCTCCACAAAACGCTCTACCCGTGGCAGGAGTGGGCGCTGATCCATGCGCTGGAGATCGTCGGCAGCCTCAGCAAGACATGGCGCTTCCGGTTCCGGACGATCATCTTCATGATCTCCCGCCAGAACGGGAAGACGGTGCTGTCCGAAGTGATCGCGTCGTTCTTCCTGAACGTGCTCGGCGTGGAATCCGTCTTTGGGACTTCCCTCTCACTGGAAAAAGCGGAGGAAGTCTGGGAGGCTGTTGTAAACGATCAGGAGTCAATTCCAGAGCTGCTAGCAGAGAAAGACTACGTTTCAAGAACTAATGGAAACAAGCGCCTGGTTTTAACCGGAAAACGCCGGTACAAAGTCGGAGCGCCTACCAGGCGAGCAGGACGAGGCGATTCAAACGATTTGGTAATTATGGACGAGGTCCGCGAGCAGCGGGACTGGGAGACGTGGGCAGCTGCCGCCGCCTCGACGGTGGCAAAGCCGAACGGCATCATCATCGGCTTTTCCAATGCCGGCGATCCCGATTCCGTGGTGCTGCGTCAGCTCCGCTCTCAGGCCATCGCGGCGATCGAGGGCGGCGACGCGCTCGACTTCGGCGGCGACGTCGAAACGGAAACGCTCGCGCTCTTTGAGTGGTCCGCGCCGGACGGGGCTCCGACGGACAGCCCTGCTGCACTTGCCCAGGCAAACCCGGCGCTCGGCTATGGCTATCTGACCATGCGGGCGCTGCTGGCGAACCGGGCGACCTACCCGGAGATGAAGTTCCGGGCGGAGTGCATGTGCCAGCAGGTGGAGACGATCCTCCCGCAGCCGTTCCCGGACGGCGCATGGGAGGCGGGTGTGGATCCGGATTCCCAGATCGCGCCGGAATCGGAGCTGACCTACGGCATCGACCTGTCCGCAAATCGGACATGGGCGTCCATCTCCGTTGCCGGCCAGCGTGAAGATGGTAATTATCACGTTGAGGTTGTCGCCCGCCGCGTCGGTACTGAGTGGGCTCTTGACTGGTTCCGGCAGCGTGCCATGCGGCGCCCGATGCGGCTCGCATTCCAGAGCCGCGGCGCTCCGGTCACGGGGCTCGCAGAGCAGATCTGCACGATCCCCGGTATTGAGCGCATCCCGATCGAGGCCGGAGACCTGACGGCAGGCTGGGGGCGCTTCTGGGACGCTGTGGCAGCCGGAACACCCTCAAAGGATGGAGAGCAGCCGCGCGGCGGCATGCGGATCTATCACCTGCCTCAGCCCGTGCTGGATGCTCCGGCGAAGACCTGCCAGCTGCGCGCCATCGGCGCAGGCGTGGAGGTTCCCGACCGCTCGAAATCGCCCGACGACATTTCCCCGCTGTTCGCCTGCTTCGTGGCGTTCGCCGGGGCAACGAGGATCGGGCAGACAGAAAAGAAAATCATCTATGAATCGGCCTACGCAAACGGAAGCCCGCTTTGCTTTGTTTGAAAGTCAATATATGGCGCGGATAGTGATTGCAACACGAAAGCAGTAATGGGTAAGTATGGACGTTCAAAGATATAACAAACGTTAGCGTTTTAAGGGGGCAGCTACATGTCCATTGTTCAAAGCCTGCGGACTCTGTTTGGCAGCCGCAGGGATAAAATCAACATCATTTTCGGGCCGGAGGAGATGCCGCACGTCGGCGCCATGAGCGCGCGCGAGCTGTACGCAACGCAGGCAAACCTCCACGCGGTTGTCTCCTTTCTGGCTGATAGTGTGGCGCAGCTGCCGCTGAAGGTCTACACGCGCAAAGGCGAGACCAACCGCACGCGTGACCGCAGCAGCGCTGCGGCTCTTCTGCTCTATCGCCCGAACGCAGACCAGACCTGTTATGAATTCATCGACGCGCTGCTCGTGGAGCTGCTGCTCATGGGCGTGGCCACGATCTGGGTGCTCCCGGATCCAGACGCTCCCAGCGGCAAACAGCTGCGTCTGATTCCGCGCGAGTGGATCATGGAATCCGACGCCGAGACGAACTATGCGCCGGACACGCTGAAGGTGCAGGCCATGAACGGCTATGGCTCTTTCATCGAGATCCCGCGCAGCGAGTTTGTCCAGTTTCGGTATTACTCCCCCGGCAATCCCGCGGGATTCCAGGCGCCGATTGCCTCGCTGCGGCAGACGCTCATGGAGCAGGTGCAGGCGGACAAGTTTCGTACGGCGATCTGGAGGTCCGGCGGCCGGTTCAATGCTTACATCACGCGCCCGAAGGACGTGCAGCCGTGGGACGAAGGTCAGCGGGAGCGCTGGGTGAAAGCGTTCCGCGAGGCGTGGGGCGAGGGCGGCAAGAACGCCGGCAAGATGCCGCTGCTGGAAGACGGCATGGAGATCAAGCCCTATCAGTTCAACTCTAAGGAAGCGCAATATGCCGAGACGAAGCAGCTCAGCCGCGAGGACGTGGCCGCCGCTTATCACGTCAACCCGAATCTGATCTGGAACACCGGCACGAAGACCTACGCCAGCGCGAAGGACAACGCCAGGGCGCTCTATTCCGACTGCCTCGGCCCGATCCTGCAGATGCTGCAGCAGCGCTTCAACGCCTTCCTATTGCCGATGATCGGCGCGGGTCCGGAGACTTATGTCGAGTTTGATCTGACCGAGAAGCTCAAAGGCAGCTTCGAGGAGCGCGCCTCCATCCTGCAGTCCTCCGTCGGCGGTCCGTGGCTGACCAGAAACGAAGCCCGCGCGGACAACAACCTCCCGCCGGTCGAGGGCGGTGATCAGCTGATTGTGCCGCTGAACGTCGTCGAGGGCGGTCAGGCGTCTCCGCAGGACACGCACATGGACGGCAAACGGCTGATCGATGCGCTCGTGAAGAAGATGCAGGAAAAGGAAGCTGAAGTCCGCATCAAGGGCCGCTCCGACGAAGAGGAGGACGCAGCCGTCGAAAAGGTCCTGCAGAAATTCTTCAAGCGTCAGGCGGATTCCGTGCTGCCGAAGCTCGGCGCGAAGACCGCCAGCTGGTGGGATAAGGATCGCTGGGACAAGGAGCTCGCCGCGGATCTGGAGCCGGTGATGGACACCATCTGCGACGCGCACGGGAAGGCGTCGTCCAGAGTTCTCGGCTCTGACTTTGACGCCGGCATCACCCGGAATTATCTGAAGGCCATGGCGCTCGGGCGTGCGAAAGCCACCAACGCCGTGACCTATGACAAGCTGAAGCGCGCAAAGGACGAATATGATCCGGAGGACGAGGAATCCGTCTCCCCTGCTGACGTCATGGAAAAACGCGCGGAAACGGAGGCACCAATGCTCGGCCGATCCCTCGCCACGGCTGTGGCGGGCTGGGCCGTGCTGGAAGCCTGCCAGCAGGCCAGGCGCGGCAACTTCACACGCATGATCGAGAAGGAATGGCACACCGGGTCGAATCCTCGGGCGTCTCACGCAGCCATGGACGGCGAGCGCGTGCCGTTTGACAACAATTTCTCCAACGGCGCGAAGTGGCCGGGTGATGACGCTATCGGACCGGACGAAACCTGCAACTGCAACTGCTGGACAGAAGTCGTGATTACGGAGGTATAAACATGAACCACAAAACGAAAAACTTCGCCCTGATCAAATCCGGCGACGACGCCGGCACGATCAGCGGCTATTTCTCCACCTATGACCGGATCCCGGACAGCTACGGCGACATTGTGGCTCCCGGCGCGTTCGCCGAGACCATCAAAAAGCGCGAGGAGAGCGGTCACCCGTTCCCGCTGTGCTGGAACCACGATCTTGACCAGATCATCGGCAAGATCGACATAATCGAAGACACTGAAAAAGGCCCGCTG